AGGATTGCATACCATAACAAGTATGCCGCGGCAGTTGTTGTCTTACCACTTTGTCTTGGCAACATATTAACATTAAATCTATTATTATGATAACTTTCTAAAAGTCTAGTCTGATAGTCAAAAGGATTGAACAACATCTTGCCATCAACAGGATGTTGAATATTAAAAAAATGTTTACAGAAATATTTGTATCCTTCTTTAGGATCAATACACTTTTGAAGTGTTTCAATTTGATCTTCTGTAAAACTTTCTCTTACGTGTGCTTTTTTGGTTAAAACACCGTCTAAACTTTTATTGCTCATAGTAATAGTATTTAACCAAAAAAATAGGCGCCGTAGCGCCTATTTGAGTTTGTGAAATTGTTAAATTAAATTACATACAACTAGATTGATAAAGTTTTTCAAATTTTTCACTTGAACAACCATATTTTTCTGTTACTTTGTCTTTAATCTCTTCTTTTGTGCATCCACTTGCTTTTAGTTTTTTCATTTCGCCTACGCAACCTGATTCATCAAATGATCCATCACCTTCTTTACCAGTTTTTTTAAACTTGGCTTCGTTAGTAGATTCTTTCATTTCTTTCATGCAATCATCGATCATCTTTTTTAATTTACCTTGATCACAGTCTGGATGCATATCGCAGATTTCTTTTTTAGTTTTTCCATCCTTGCACATTTTCATAATGTGTGCTTTTGAAGGCATCTTACCTTCTTTGGCTTCGTTTACACTGTGTGGTGGACAGTCATCGTTGCAATCTTCATGATCTTCATGAGTGTCACAACCGCATTCTTGTTCCATAAAGTCTTTTAATTTAGAAGCAAGTTCTTCGCGAATTTGATCTTCAAGTGCCATTGGATTATCTCCGCCTGCAACTTTTGGATAAGATTTTTTAACGCCTTGTTCACTACCACCTGATAAAGTTTTGTTCATGTAGTTTGCATCTCTGTAATCTTCGTCTGGTGCGTTGTCCCATTCTTCTTCTGGAACTTCTTTATCAACTTCCTCTTCATCTCCGATTTTCATTGGAATTTTCATATCCATCGGTTCTGGTTTATCCATTGGACCTTGTTCAGGACCTTTAACCAAATCTCTTAGTTTAGCCATACTGTCAACTGGTTCCATCTCTGGACCTTTTTTAATTGCAGTTGGCATATCGTCGATTGAATCTGCTTGTTTTTCGCCTTTTAATGCGTTCATCAGTTTGATAACATCTTCTGCACTATCACCTGACATATTAATTGACGCAGAAGCAGTTTCAGATAATTCTTTTTGAATCTCTTTGTCCCACGCCTCAACTTTTTTATAAATGTCGTCTAGTCTCATAATTAACTCCCTATTGGACTTTTAGTTCCTATTGAGCCGTCTGGTACATTGCTCATTTGTGGCTGGTTGTCTTTTGTTGTTCCACCGTCGGACTTAACTTCTCTTTCTGCTCTGTAACTTTCTAATTCTTTTAGTAAGTCCATTGCACGACTAGTACCTGTTAGTTCTTGTGCGTTAGCCGCCGCCTGTTCCATTTCAGGTGTTTCAAGTTTTGTCTCGTATGGTTTGTTTTCCTTCTCTGCTTGATACTCTTCTTGAGGAGCATTTGCATTTCTAACAATTAAATGTGATTTTGGAACTGTACACATTTGACAAAGGTATTCGTACAACACTGGATCAGTAGTTGGATATGACACTTCTGCTTCAGTGTAATGTACTTCAACATTTTCTAATTGTGGAAAATCTAAAGGACGTTTCGTAATAGGAGTCTTTTTGAATGGACTCATATTAATTAATCCAAATTTGCCTAGAGCAGATTCAAAATGATCTGCTGTATGTTCCGGTAATTCTCCTGCAACACCAATCTTAAATTTGTATGTTTTCTTTGATTCTGCAAGATAAGTTTTAAAATCTTTCATATCCACTGTCCTTATATTTTTATTTATCCATATTTTTAAGTTTTTCAATCAAACTATTACGGTCTGTAACAACATATCCATCACCCGAAATCGTGCTAGATTCAGGTCCTGCGTCCTTATCTTGCTTCTCTTTACGTAGTTGTAGTTCAACCATTTTAAGTTTTTTGTCCAATTTCGCTGTTTTGGCATCTAGATTGGTTTTCAGCATTTGTCCTGCTACTTCAAAAACTCTACCACTATAACGTGATTCTACGTTCATGCCTAAATCCATTAGATCTTCATAGGCCTGCATTGCTTTGTCTGACACTTCGTTCAACTCTTTGTCAGCCATTTCACCAAGTCCTTTGACTTGTGGCAATGCCGAACTGATCTTGTCAAGTTCAACTATACTGCGTCTTGTTTCTTCTTGTTCTGCTATTTCACTTTTAGCAATTTTATCAGACTTATCTTGGTCTTCTTTTACTATTTCTTGACTGTCTGGTAAGTTCAATAAATCTTCTAATTTTTTAGTCATAGTTTGAATCCATTATATGCTACTATTATTTATCTACTTGCGAGTGCCTTGGTGGAAAATGTCTTTCTCTGAAATGACCCTAAAATACAAACCTTTTTGTTTGCACCATGCCCTAGCGGCTTCCCATTTTGCCATGTTCTGTATATACTGTGCTTGGTTGTGTCTGCTTTTTCCAACATTCTCTCTCATGCTTTGATTTTCTGGTTTTACTTCTATAAGTTCAGCACGTTGTTTTCCTTTTCTATCTGAATAAGCAATAAAAAAATCTGGAACGTAAATTGTGTGTCTTCCTGTCAAAGGATTTTTATATGGTATCCTTATACTTTCACTGGCCCACTTTGCCACGTTAGGATTTTCATCACAAAACTTCATGAACGCAAATTCCCAACTGGATCTGTATAAAGGAGTTTTTCTACCTACGTATTTGTCTGGATGTTTTAAGGTATATCTACCTTGTGCAAATTTTGCCATGGCCTTACACCATTATATTTCTTTTTTCACTCCAGGTAACTGTGTCTGCTTCTACTTTGAAACCAAGGGTGCTAATTTTTTGTCTATTGTAATTTAATAGTTCAGTTACAACAGAACTTAATTTTAAATCATCTGTACCTTTAAGTGTATCTAGAAGTTGAAATACATTTACATCGTCAAGTTTTGCTTGTTGCAATATTAAACTTCCAACACTAGTTGCACTAATTTTATCGAAGCCTCTTTTTTCAAAAAAACCTATTACTGCATCTACTTCATTACTAGGATAAGACAGTTGTCCTTGGTAAAAATTATTAAAAAATTTTCTTACTTTACGTTGACTATCTAATGGATTTTCACTAGATGGTAAATTACCTGCTTGGATGTCTGCATTGTTAGTACCTTGGAATTGATCTGTCATTATACTGTTACTCCTGAGTTACTATTTAAAATATTAGGTAAGTCATTTATAGTTGTTTGATTCAACGCATTCTTTTGTGTTTCTGTTAAATTATCATATGCGGCATTGATATCATTGATGTTAGCACTACCGCCGTTTGCCAAATGTTGTGTTTTAAAAGTAGTTGCTTTTGTTACATCATTAAGTGCAGTTTCATTACTGTTTAAGAATTTAGTTGCGTCACTTACATTAGGAAATTTTTCTATTAATTTACTAACTGCCGCAACTGCCCCAACACCAATGACTGCTTTTGTTTCTGATGTTAATCCACCATTACCGGCGTTCTTAGGGAACACTGTGTTTGCTACACCACTTACATTAATTCCTGCTGTATCGCCGATTGCCCCTTTTAATATTTCAAAACCTTCTTGTCTTATTCCATCTTTACTTAAATTTTTTGTGTTACGTACAATGTTACCTGCTTTTAAAATTGTACTTAAACCAACATTACCACTTGTGATGTCTCCAAACACATCTCTGGCACCTGCGGCAATACCACCTTGACCAAATAAACGTGTTGCACCACCACCTGCTAATGATAGTGGACTTGGTGTTAGGTCATAGTGTTCTGTTGCAAACCCTTTAGGTGCAACACCTTCAACAACTTGTCCTCTTGAATACCAAACTGTTTCATATTGTAATTGCATTTGTGATTGTACAACTTCACTAACTGCTTGATCCATTGTGTCATGTGACCAACTGCTTATCATAGGATTGACTAAAGTAAAACTTGTATATTCTTGTCTAGCCATTTGATATATTACTATGCTGTCAAAAAATGATTTAGAACTATCATTGTCAAATCCATATCTATTTTTGAAATCTTTTTTGAATACATTAAATTTATTATATGGACCTTTATTACTTGTATCAGGTGAACCTGCGGCATCTGTTGTTCCGTAGTTTCCATCTCTGTAATAATATCTGTAATATGCTTCCCACATTGCAGTTGTTACACCGTAGTTGTCATCATGAAATGTTATATTAATAGGTGCATAGTCTAATCTTTTTTGTACCACACGTTTTCTATTGTATTGATGCTTAACCTCAGTTGAAATATCATACTTAGGTAGGTCAACTGACTTGACCAGCATATTGATTTCATTTCTATGTTTTTGTGCTAGTTGTGGAATAACAGAACTTGCGTCTGCATTTATATTAAAGGTTACGTGATAAAGAAATTTTACCTTTGGTGCTAGTCTAAAGGCATCATCAACATATAATCTTGCACCATGTTGATAGTCACCAAGGTTACCTTTAGGGTTCAATGCCCCTTGTACTAGATTATTTAGAAATGGAGTTATCTTATTTGCCATACTAATATTTATCCAAATAAAATGATGGTGATTTTAAGAAGAAAAAAGGCGCCTTAGCGCCTTTAATCTCTAATATTTTAATTATTATTATGTACCTGAACTTACACCAGTTGCCGCAGAACTGTTAATTGCTCTACCTACTGCTGTTCCAATTCCTGTATTTTCTGGAGTTTGGATTGCATTATCGTATCTAATTGTAAGTGCAATTGATACTGGGTCTGAAGTTGCATAAGCCAATGTATTGTAGTTTGCACTCTCAAGATAACAACCGTACAATTCAAAAGTCTCAAGCACATCAGGTGTTTGCTCACCATTACCACCATCTAGTATTTCAATTCTAGTTACGAATTTATAATCCGCTCCTGATCTTGCACTAGACTGTTCAAAGAAATCAAATTGTTTCTGTAATTGCTCACCAACTGATTTTTGAACATTGTTTGATGCGTCTTCACGTAAGTTAAGTGTGATTGGTTCCCAAGTATGTTTACCTGCCAAATATACTTTTGAGTTGTAAACATCTAGTGTAATTTGCTCAAAGGATACGTTTGGTCTTGTAACATCTACTACTTGTTTTGTAAGTTCCGTTGTTGGGGCACTTACACCAAAATTTTCTAGCGATACCCTAAAGCGGTATTGCAGTTTAGGCATTAACAAGCCTTGAGTAGATGCACTTGCGTTGCTATCTAAAGGCACTGTTAATCTTGAGAGTGTTGAAATTGCCATTATTTGCTCCTATTACTTTTATTTATCATATTATAGGCCCGCTATTTCTCCAGTGTTTTTAAGTCTCAATGGAATGTAAATAAATTCTATTGCTTTCACTGGTTCTATCGCTATGTCTACATATAGTTCGTTTCTGTCTATTCTTGATGGTGTGTTGTTACTTTCGTCACACACTACTAAGAAATCATACAGTGCTCTTTGACCTACTAACTCTAACATTAGTGAGTCTACCTGTGCTTTGATCTCATCACGTGTAATCTTATCGTTTGGTTCAAAGATATAAGGTTTCGCCAACTTGTTAAGTTGTGATCTTAAGTAAATCACAAGTCTTGCTACATTTATTCTATCTAGTGAACTAGCATTTGCGGCTCTAGTCTTTTGACCAAAGTTAACAAGTCCTGCACCAGTTAAGAATGTTATTGGGTTTACATTGTTAGAGTAAAGTGTGTCTCTTTGTCCTTCGTTAAGTGCGATTGACTTAAATTCACCTTCACTGTCAATAAAACCTGTAGCACTTGCATTTGTTATTCCACCACGTCTTGTTCCTGCTGGAGCAAACCATGGATAAGATACTTGATCGCTGAGTGCAATGGTTCTTAAGATACCATGTGATGCTGGAACTGTTACATTATTACCTGCGTTGTCGCTTGTAAATAAACTTGGATAAAACACACCTAAGTATTCATCACTTGTAACAAGTCCTTTATCATTGTCCTCTGTTGCCAAATTAACATTTTTACCCCAATTGTTTAAAGTTGTTGCATCTGATGTTAATCTGAATGGAGAGTCACCTACGATAAATGCTGTTAAGCCTCTATCACTGTTTAATGATTTCATCTCACCAATTAGTTCTGGATAACCTGGACAAGCAAGTAAGTTAAAGATTCTTGATTCATCATCTCTAATTTCTTGGTTGCTGTTTACCATCGCTTGTAATTGTTGTACAATTACTTTTCTTTGTGCTTTTCTACCAAATGATCCTGAACCATCTGATTGATTTGCACTTTCAGTTACCCATCTGTGTTCGTAGTATGCTGACATACTGTTGCCTGCATCACTACCACGTAAGTTGTTTGCAGTAGTATCAACGTAGTTTCTTCTAAATTTCTTAACGTTGAATCCACTTCTTCTTGTGTTCCATAACAACATACCTTTTGGATATAGTGCTGGATCTGGAGCATCAGTGTCCATGTAGTTGCTTGTTAGCAATGAAACAATAGTTCCTGCTGTGCCACTTGTTGCACCGCTTGTATTGTATCTTACATCAGCAAATAAAACACCGTTCTCTGTAGTTTGATCTGTGTTGTCTTTTAATATCCATTTTAAAGTAGTTGCGTTCCACACATAAATCTTAGGATAGTTTTCTAAGTCAGCAGTTGAAATCCAAATGTCTCCTTCTACTAACGCACTAGCATCTGATTGTGTAGTTGGTGCTGTTGCACTAACCTGTGGACCTAATGGATCAGTTGTATTGTAATTAATACTTCCTGATTGATAATTTTGATATCCAACAAAGTCTGTTCCGTTGTGTATCATAATGTCTACTTCATCAATAACAGAACTGTACCATAAAGTATTGTCTGTTGTTAAGGCAGTTGGAGCATTTGCACTTGCAGTATAAGTTAATACCTGCCAGTTACTTGCTAAGAACTGCTTAGGATTAGTTGCACTAGATGTACCTGGTACAAAGTATAAGTTTGCTGTACCACTTGATGCACTTACGTATGCCGCATAACCATATAATGTTAAAACACCGTTTGTGTCTACAAATCTAATGTCACCACCGTCATTATGACTAATAACAACTCTGTTGCTTGAATCAACACTTGCACTAACATTTGTTAAACCAGCACCATTGATTCCTGCCGCTAGTATTTCTGAGTCAGTTGCCGCCCCAGTAGGTTGAATACTTACTGTTACTGGATTTGTCATTGTGTCTGAATTTGTAGTTGATTCACTAATTGTAAATGCGTATGTACCTGCCGCTACACCACTTGCACCTACAATAGAACTCTC